ATAGAAGATAAAATAAGTAAGATAGCTGATTGGATTTCTAATGAATCACAAGACAGATACGAAGAAGTAGAATGGCTTTTGTATTCTGTTTATCAACCTAAGAAATCAGGTCTAACACGAGATATAGACGATGATTATGAATCTGTACTGAACTACAAAAAGGGAGAGTAATTATGAAAGTTATTGAATTGATAGAATATCTAAATGGTATCGAGAATAAGGAATTGCAAGTAGATATTAAATTAGATGAAGTTTGCGAAGGTGAAGAAGAACAAACATTTTTAGATATTTATAGCGAATATATACTTGATGTCCCTTCAGTATTAAGATATGAAGTTCCTAGCGTGTCTGAAGATAGAGCAAAGCAACTTATTTGTAGTGAATTTTATATTGATGATAGGGAAATATATAAATCAAATGCTAAAGTAATATCAAAGAAAGAGTATAAGGTAGTAATAACTAATAAAACTAAGGTAAAAAATTATGAATAGCGAAATAATATCAATGATAAAAAAGAGATTGGAAAAAGGTAAAAGGCAATACGGAGATGTAATAGATGTATACGATGGTAGGGATTGGATACAAGAAACATTAGAAGAATTATTGGATGCACAAGTTTATTTGACGGCAGAACTATTGAAGCTTAGAGACTCTAGGAAGCGAAAAAAGATTGAAGTGCCAGTATACTACCATGAAGATGAGAACGGAGCATTTACCTATGATTTTGAGGCTATGGTGGAGTTTTTTAACAATAGATTGGATGAATTAAGATGATTACAGAAAAAGATCTCATCTTTGATGAATTGTACGATGAGTTTAAACGTACAATAGAAGCTGATAGTAAGAACGTAAACCTACTTACATACGCAGAAGAACATGATATTGATGACGATACAATGATGTTAATATGGGAGACATATATAATAGAAGTAGGAAAAAGAAACGGAGTGCAGAAATGAGCAGAATGAAGAAAGAAGTAACAGAGAGTCCATTTAAAGACCTAATACAGAGGAAAGATATATTCTCTGATGTAATGTTGGGTAATCTAATGAGACAACACGAAATAAAAAGAAGCTTAAACAGAAAGAAGAAATACATACACGATACAGATAAAACAATTAAGGCTTGTCCTAAATGTAATAGATGTTGGGAGCGAACTAGATTAACTGGCAACCATAGAGATAAGAAAACAATTTATTATGATAACTTTCCTAAGTTTGGTAAAGAGATTAAATCGTGTAATAAATGCAATAGAGGAGAAAATTAATTTGGAACTTTTTGAAACTTGGTGCGTATAAGAAGTAAGCACGAAGCTTAAAATAAATAAAAAAACGAAGGAGTCAACATGACTGACATAATGAGATTAGAAAGAGCAAAAACCCTAGTAGAAAATCTTTTGAATACTAGGAAGATAAATGATATATCACTAAAACAAGTAGTAAGTGATGTAGAGTTTGTATTAGATAACTTAAAAGAAGAAACAAGGAGTTAATATGAGAAAACCACTTACAAAAAATGAAATACTGCAAGGTGTTCAGAATGTGTGGGAGTCTGCTATACAAGAACGGATATTGTATACGAGAAAACCTGACGCAGAGTTTAATGAAAGTCAACTAGAACAAATTACTCATTACTTTGATAATGAACTAGGAGGTCATCAAAGAGAGTACATTTTATATAAAGAAAGAATGAAAAAATATAAAGAGGAGGAAAACAAGTAACTAACTAGGGGTGGGGCAACCCACCCCATAAACAAGGAGAGATTATGAAAGAATTTTATTACACAATAAAAGTAACTGGCTACATAGAAGCCAAGAGCAAAAAGAAAGCACTTAAAAAAGTAAAGGAATACAAAGAGCATTTTATGTGCGATGATCCGTATCCCATAATAAAAGTAAAGGAGTTGTAATGAAGAAGGTAAATATAAAAACAATGGTAGTTGGTAAGGATAGTACCCGAGGTCTACAGACCCCAAGGTTTAGATTGCATAGTGGGGAAACCAATCCAAGTGAGTTAATGGTAGTGCATTATGGAACATCAACTAGATTTGTGAATGAACAACCTGATGTGGAAGTAACCAATATATACAATGTAGTAGATATACTCAATGAATGTATTGATGACTACCACGAGAAGCACAAAGACGATTAAGTTGGATTTGAACCACCTTTAGTATTATATTAAACCAAGGATATAATTAAAACAAGATGGGAATCAGAGAAGAACTAGTAGAAAGAAGTGGTAATGACGAGATGTTATTTGCAGATGGTTACGATGATGCCTTGATAGGATATACTGATGGTGGTATTGCCGTCTACTCTATTGAAAGTATCATACGAATAATGATTACACAAGAAGAGATGACAGAAGAAGATGCTTTAGATCATTTTTATTACAATGTATCAGGAGCGTATGTCGGAGAGTATACACCAATCTATGTACATGATATAGAATGGGGTGTGTAATTGATAAAGAGATGTAGTAAGTGTAAGAAGTATAAATTTAAATGGAAGTACAATAAAAATAGGAGAAAGAAAGACGGACTACAACATCAATGCAGACCTTGCCAACATGAATACCACAATAATAAATGGTATCCAAAGAACAAAGATAAGAGAGTAAAGTCTGTAAAGGATTACAAGTGGAGAAAAAGAGAAGAGAATTATAGAAGAGTAGTAAAAGAATATTTTGTTAATGGTTGTGTTGATTGTGGCGAAAAGAATGTGAGAGTATTAGAGTTTGACCATGTTAGAGGGAAGAAAAGAAAGGTAGGAAAGAAGGGATTAGAAGGAGTTTCTTATATGATTAGACATGGATATAAATGGAAGACGATAAAAGAAGAGATAGATAAATGCGAAGTCAGATGTCGTAACTGCCATAAGGAAAGAACATGGAAAGAAAACAATTATTGGAAAGGTTTTGAAGATATTACAAAAAATAATGGAACAAATAGAAAGGATAATAGTTAGAAAGGATATGAAGTTAGTAACAATAAAAGAATATCAAGGTCATAATGGAGAGCGTGAAGTAATAACATACATCACTTATGATCCAAATACTGGTAAAGAATATGACGTAGCTGATATACATGAAATGGAGCATGGCAAATGTTTTCGGTATTAAATAATATTAAAAGTGATATTCGCAAAGATATTAAGTCTGTAGAAAAAGCATGGAAAGATAATCCTAGTAACGACTACTACTTTGCAGAGATATCAGGATTAAGAAGAGCACTTAATTATGTAACTAGAGCAGAATCTAGAGAGTATACTGCCTTAGATAGATGGGCACAATCAATGAATGAAAGGCAATTAAATGAATCTAATATTGGGTAACGGACAAGAGATTAGTATCCACGATATTAAATCTATTGAAGTTGAACAAACGGAAAAAGCTTTTAAGCAATATTATAAGACTTTGGTGATTACCACTCAGGATAATCAGGAAGTGCAGATAAATCTTTTTTCTAAGGACAAAGAAGTATTATTATAATGATAACGAAGGGGATAGTTTTGGTTGGTTTTATTGTCCTTCTTGTTTACCAACCTCTCTTAAATAACGTCATGTATAGGCTATCCCCTTCTCCTCACATACCAAAGGATATAATATAATGGATATACAAAAAGTTTATGACGAATGGTTGCGTTCTGAAAATGAATTGCATTACAGAAAAAGATATGAGGGTAAAGAAGATTGGTTTCATGCATCAGCATCAGGGATGTGTATGCGTAAACATTACTTTCAGCATGTTGCAGGGCTAGAGCCTAAGCCAGTCAATGATGATACCATGAGGTTATTTAGGATTGGCGATTTGATACACGAAGATATACAAGAAGCTGTAAGGAACTATGCAGATAAGAATGGTGCTCAGGTTATGATTGAAAGAGAGATACGAATACCTGAAGTAAATGTAAGAGGTTTCTTTGATTTACTTTTAGTAGAAGATGGGGCAATGATTGATATAAAGACTTGTAATGCTTGGAAATGGAAGAACCTATTTGGTAGAAATCCTGATCCAAACCCAGCTATAAACTACTATTTACAGCTAGGTACATACGGATGGTGGTATGAAGAAGATTCGGGGAACAAATTGAAAAAACTTGCGTTACTATACTATAACAAAGATAATAGTAGAATGAGAGAAAAGGTCATACCGATATCATACATAGATAAAGCAAAAGAATATTGGTATGATGTAAAGAAACGTTTTAAAAAAGGAAACCCACCTATAGAACTTGGGATTGCACCAGTATATAATTGGGAGTGCAATATCAAATACTGCAACTTCTATGAAGTGTGTGGAGGTGGATTAAAAGGAAAGGGAACAGACCTATGAGTGAAAAGAAACCCGATTGGGATAAAATAACTGAAGGTAAGATAAGGCATGGTATAGCCGTAGAAGCTTTCAGTAAGGGCATGGAACTCAATGCTGATAATATGAGGACTATGGAAAGATGGGTGCAATTTGTAATACATGGTTACGATGGTATCAAAGAGAAGCTAGATGCACATCAACAAACAATGTCAGAGCAACAGACTATAGATAAGGTTAAAGATACCTTTGATGGTGAAGAAGTAGACACTGATAAGTACATTACAGATGCGATAGAAAAAGCGGCTGTTGGTCTTGACAGAAAGAATAAGAACATCGTTATGGCTAGACTTAGGGATGGTAAAATTAATACAGAGAACCTACAAGCATGTCTAGACAGAATAGAAGTACTGAAGAAAGGATAGTATGGTTGACATTGGGGATGCTTACTATCCAAGTGATTTGGATGATAATAGACTTTCTGTACCAAAAGGCAGATATACTGCTGTGATAACAGATCTTTCTATATCTGAGAATGTCAGGTTCGGCAAACATATTGCTGATGTATTTAAACCAGTGTATGCTATTGACAAAGAAAGTCATCCCCAATATGATGGTTGCTCTGTGATAGATAATGGCATTTTCAGATATAAGAAGGTGGGAGATTCACCATACGACCATAGTAAGAACTGGGGCTTTGCAAAATTCTTGTCCATAATGGGACTCCGCAAAAAGGATAGGGAAGGTGGGCAACTGCCTTTCCTATACCTGAATGATATAAAAGGTGCTGTTGTATTGATAGATGTATTTATGAAACGCTTTATAAATGATTTGGATTCTGAGATAGCTTACCCAGTATGTAGAACAATTCAATTACAGAAACCTGCGGAAGTACCATTCTAATGGATATATTAACCAAAAAAGGACAACGCTCTTTGGAGTATGAACATATTATGTTAGAAAAAATTAGACATAGTATATGTAGAAAGCATAAAAATAACTCATTTATATTTGAAACAAATAAAAATACTACAGCTAAAGTAGATGGGATATTAATAAAAGATAATCAGTTATCAGCTATCTTTGAATCAAAATGTAGAAATATGAGCATGATGGAACTAGATAATTATGGATCTTGGCTTGTAACGCTTGATAAAATAATGGATGGTAAGAAACTTTCTGAAATGTTATGCGTACCATTTATTGGATTTCTATATCTTATAAAAGATGATATAGTAATGTATTGGAAAATAACTGATAATCAAGGGAACTTTTTGTTTGACTTTGACGTTAAACAAACACAAACACAAAAGACAATTAACGGTGGGCAGATAGTAAGAACAAATGCTTACTTACCATTTAACAAAGGATATGAAATACCATGAAGAAACAAAAGTGTGTAGCAAATATTAAGTTCTCACTGCAAGAAGTAGAGCTTATGATAAACTCATTAGAGAACTTAATCAGGATAGAGATACCATTTCAGGATAGTGCAGACTGGAGAAAACCTTATGAGATGTTATTAAAAGATCTAAAAAAGATTAAGTCTGATATGAAGAACAAGATAGAAGAAGCAATGCTAAATAGAGAACATGAGGAAACTTCTACAATATATGGTGAAGTATGTGAGGTATGTGAATGAAGAGAAAGAAAAAGAAAAGTAGATTAACAGATGGTGAAATGAAATCTTTATTTTACACTTCGTTATTAAATCCTGATTTATATCCTGATAAAAAGAAAAGGATACCAATAGAACTGGAAGAAAAAGATGGATCAAAAGATGTAAAAGATTTTACCGTTATAGGTTTGATTGGATTTGTAGGTATGATATTTCACATACTTGAACATGAATACTTTGATTCACTAAAGAAAAATGAAAGTTGATAATTATGGCAAAGAATAAAGAAAATGTAAGAAGAGGTAGAAGGGCGAGACAGCGTGGAGCAGAACTACAAAGACAAGCTGTACGCATGGCAAAAGATTTAGGACTAGAGGCATTTAATCGTGATAGGGGTGGTGCACAACATGAGCAAGGAGACATAGAGATTGAAGGTCATTGGTATGGGTGCAAAAGAAGAACTCGTATTGCTCAATGGCTTAAGCCTGAAAAAGAAGAAGAAGGAGTTGTAGTTAGAGAAGATAGGGGTAAACCTTATATCGTATTAGACTATGAATACTTTTTAAATATGCTATCTATAATGAAAGAGATGGCAGACTAATTGTTAACAAACGAGGTGGTCTGCTTTATAAATTTAAAATGAGAGACTTTTAAATGAAATTGGTTGGCGAACTAAAGATAAAGTAGACCATCTCATAATAAGGAGAAAACAGCATGGCTGAATACAAACAAAAAGATCAGTCTTTCAAGCTTTGGAAGAATGATTACAAAAAGGAAGGCGATAAGAAGCCTGATTACACTGGTACTGGATTAATCAATGGAGAAGAAAAACAAGTCTCTATGTGGATTAATGAAGATAAGAATGGAAAAAGATACTTATCTGGGTCTATCAGTGAGCCTTACAAGAAAAAAGACAGCCCTTTCTAGGGTTTTCAGTCTTGTTTGATAATGAGGGGGCTAGTGCCCCCTTTTTATTGATAAAATAATTAAGCGATACTTATATCAAAAAACTTTTTTTATGGCTAAATACGGCATCCTAGGGGCACTTTTTTTCTTCAATGTTTGAATTTTGTACGATGTTAAACAAAGTATGTGCTTTTTGTACTAAATCTAAGTGGAATCCATATATTGAGGATTATGATGATACAGATAGATTGTTTTGTGGTGTATCATCAGGGTTTGATACTAGGGTAGAAGCATTAGATGAGTGCTGGATGAATATGTCTAAAGGTAAAAGAAATAATTTTACCAAAGCTAAAAGAGAAGAATATCAAATATTAAAAACAAATAGGAGTTAACATGGATATATTAGATGATTACCCACAAGAAAGAAAAAGTATAAAGTGGAATTACTTCAGTGATGATACGATCATACCTGATAGTGAGCAACTTAAAGACCATGAAAGAAAAGAACTTACTAAGTTAGTTGGTATGTGTATGAATAGAGTTATAAGTACTAATGAATATTACAGAAGACTAGCTGAATTTTGGAGAAGTGTTGGTGAAGATAGCTACGCTGAAGAAGCGTTGCAAATGATGGATGATAAGTATGACGATTAAGGTCTTTGTTTCTTTTTTATTTTATTAATCATGTAATCTGTTATTTTTGTAGGACTCCAGTCCTCTGGTAAGATTGGATTCTCATTACCAAAAGCATTATTATAATTTTGAATAATTCTAAAAGCTTTATCACTATCCCCATCTATAATAGCTTGCTTAATCTCAGGTAGTCTTATTTGCTTTATTCTTTTAACATAAGATTCTCTCTGTCCGGGTGCAAGCTTTCTCTCAAATCTTTCTAATCCTCTTCTTGGTATAGTTCCTAATAATGGTGCAATATATTTAGGAGCTCTTAGTGCCGCACCTATACCATAATCTTTTGAATCATTTAATGTTCTAGTAAAAGCACTCCATATCTTATCAAAGTCTTGAACTACCGCTGGTTTAAATGCAAACTCTAATGCTCTTATTCTGTTTTCATTTGCTACGATATCTCCAATCACACCAAATGCACCGACAGAAGCAAACCTATCTACAAAATCATTTGTTGTAAAGTTTCTCATATCAACATCTTGACTCATACCTTGAGATGTCATAGGAACTGCCTCCGGTAAATCTTTAAACAATAAAAATCTATTATCATCATATACTTTATTACCTGATATAAGCTCTGCTAAATAATCTCTTGCCCAAGTAACCATTTCTCCACCAGCCATACCAGCCGCCGCTAGTCTTAACATAGGGAATATATTACCACGCTTTAGCTCCATAGTTAATTGTTCTCTCATCCAATTAAATTGTTTGTAACCAAACTTTTTAAACAAAAAGAATGGTCGCCAACGAGGATCAAGCATAGCTGATGCTTCGTTAATTACATTTCTTTGTAACTGACTATCTCTTGAAAATCTATACATAGCTTCTAATTCTAATTGCTTTCCCTTTTTAGAATTAAAATTAACCTTACTATTCTCAATACCTAATGCTTTTAAATTATCAATAGCCCATTGCCTTCTGTTAATTCTTCTACCTCCAAAAATAGATGGTATTCCTATATCTACCAGTGAGCTCTTATTATTAGCTGTCTTCTGTAATGCGGATATCCATTCTTTAGCCGCCGCCGCTGATACTAATTGATTTATTTTATTAGCAAACTGAAACCCTGTACCCTTTGTAGTTATATTAGCAAATGTAGAAGTCCATCCCTCTGATGGTTCAAGCCCAGCAATAAGTTGAAATACACTTAAATTAGATACACCAGACTTTCTTATATCATCTCTGTATTTTTTACCTTCTTTAGTTGGCATAGCCATTTTTAATGTACCTTTTATTATAGGCATATAACCAGTCTTAACTGCTGTAGATATAAACAACTGAGTTATATTAGGAACTACAGCAAATCCCAATCCTATCTTTGTACCTATTTCTAAATTGACAACATCACTCCAAAACTTTCTTGCAGTAGGAGTTTTCCAATTATAGGTAGGGTCTATTTCTATTTTATTAGTGTATGATTTAAATAATTGATCTAACAACCTAGCTTCTTCTGCTAATTTTTTAGATAGCTTTTGATTACCTTGCTTTAATTGTTCTTTAGATGCTTTTCTTAAACCACCTATTCGACTATAAAATTTCTCACCTTTACTACCAAACATTTTAACAAAAGCTATTCTCCTAGATAGTTGTTTAGTGTATCTAGCAAGTACAAGCCTAGCATCTCTTTCTAAAAATGCTTTAGGTATTTTCTCAGCAGTCCTAGATATCTCTGCATTTTTAGCTACATTATGATATTCAATAGTAACTCTTTCATTTAACTCATAAAGAGCTTGCGATACTTTCTGTGCATATTCTCTAGAATTAATATTTTGCTTATCTTTTTTTGTGACACCACCTACTTTTTCTAATACTAAAATAGTACTAGGGTCTAATTTTTTGTTTTTTACATAACTAGATACAATATCTTGAAATGATTTTCTATTGCTGGAATTTTTATCAAAAAGCAATGACGGATTTTCAGAACCAATCTTTGCTATATCATTACTAAACTTTGCCAAAAACTCAGGTTTTATCATTCTTGGAAAATAATTTTCTTCATATCTACCTAAGTCGATACCAGCCTCTTCAGCTCTATCCCATATATTTTTTAATACTTTCTTTATCTTTATTACTTCATCAAAATGTGGAAGTTGCCTACCTAGTTTAGTATTATCTGGATTATACCTAGGGTCTTCTAATGCATCGGCAATCTCTTCAGCCCTTTTAATTTGTTTTTTCTTTTTAAATAATCCACCTTTTAATAATCCTGTTGCATTAAGCTCTTGTATAAATGTACCTAATGTTGTCAATTCTAAAGCATCTGCTTTATTTAATTCTCTTATTGCAAGCTCACCAAACTGAGTTGATACTCTATTTTTTGTTTGTCTCCAAGCTTTAGGTAATGTTGGTAATATTTCATCTAGTAATCTTTTCCTAGGAAGTAAGTCTCCTTCCCATCCAGACTTAGTAAATGAATCTTTTAAATCAGAAACTCTTTTCTCATGTCTTAATTCATTTAATAACTTCACTTGCTCAACCGCCGTCAAACCCTTTAATCCTCTTGGATCTTTTTTATCTATAGTTCCTTCTATTTTTACAGCACCAGCATACTCTTTTATTTTTTCATTACTAAAACCTAATTGTTTTTGCAATTTAGATATCTTAGTATTTCTACCTCTAGCCAAACCTTCTGGTGTCTGAGCAGAGCTCTCTCTTCTAAACATTACCCTATTAAAACTATCATAAGAAACAGTTTCTTCTTTTTGACTTTCTTTATTTCTTAGAGTAACTCTTTTATTTTTATCATCAAATTTTAATCTATCATATCTAGTTCCATTTTTATTTACAAAAACTTCTTCTAATTCTATAATATTTCTTAATGTCTTCTTTTTGTTATCAGGTGCAGTATCCATTGCATATCTAGCGGCAGTTTCAGCATCCATAATACTATCATATTTCTTAGTACGCATTGCATTATAACCTTTTTTAGCCGCTCCAAATGCATACCTCTGTGCTGTTAATCCACCTATAGTAGCCGCCGCATGTACATATCCTTCTACATTAATATCTTCACCACTAAGAACTGGTGCTATTGTACCAAACTCTGCTGTTTCTATTGCCTTAACTGCTGTTTCCTGTACTATCTTTTGTGCCTTAGTTGTTGCAGGTTTTAATTTATTAAAAAAAGCTCTTGATACTGGTTGTGTACCACTTGTAACTGCACCAAGTACAGCACCTTTCAAGCCTTCTTTCAAGGCTACTACTTCATCTACATCACCCTGCTCTATCTTTGTAGCTAACGCAGTTGATAAACCACTATAAAAACCTAACCCTACACCACCACCTGCACCCTGTATCAATGCTTTATGAACTACCCTAGGAGCGGCATTTTGTACTGCTCTCCTAGCTGTAGCTTCAGGTATTTCTGCTTTTATCATTGCTTTTATAGCCTGATCGGGAGCACCGCCCAATACTTGCATTGCTACTTTATCATCTATTTTATTTGCAATTAATTTTTTAGTAGATGTCTTTTTCAATCCTTGTTTAATAGCTTGTTTTGCACCTTCTTTCAATGCAGTCCTAGCTCCAAAGCCACCTATACCACCACCAGCTACCATAGTTGCAAGGTCTAATGGTTGTAAAAAAGAAATTAACGTAGCACCAACATCCTCCAGTAAATTTAAATCATAATTTTTTATGGGCTGTCCATTCTTAACTCTCTCTGTAAGTCCTGTAATACTATTTTGATATCCAGCTTTTACCCAGTCTGGCATCCAACTAGGAGGCTGATACCCATATATAGTTTCATCCTGACTAGAAGTACTAAGCTTTTCTATTTCAGAATCTCTTTCTGATATAAACTTTAAAGGGTCAAATGAATCATCAACATCATAAGAAGATTCTAAATAGTCACCAGTAGCATCTATTTGTTGTAGAATATTATCTGTTGCTGATTGTGGGTTTTTAAATAATATGTCTAACGTCTTATCGTAAAGATCGTATTGTTCTGGTTTAGCAGACATATTATTAAGAGGCTAATCTTTTTAAAGTATCTTTTAATTTACTTACTGAAACACCAGTGTTTCTTGATAACTGTGTGTAAAATCTATCTGTATAATCACTATCTGAAAAATCACCAGTTTGAGGATCAATAAAATCACCAATCTTATTAGAAATTTGTTTACTTAATTGTTGTATGCTTGTGTTTATTCTTTTCAACTCTCTTTTTTTAGAAGCTCCTTGTAAAGTACTTACCTCTGCTTTTTCATAATCAGACAATAAATTAAACAGCTTTCTAACTGGAGAGGTTTTTTTACTACCTAATGCATTAGCAATAGATGATGGATTTCTATCTCGACTAGATTTAAATTCTGAAACAGGTTTTATTCCCTCCTCTACTACAGGTTTATCAATAGTCATATCTTCTTCTAAACCCATATCTAGAGGTGGTAAGGATGACTCATCGCTATCTACAGACTCTGTAGCAGATACTCTATCTGGTAATACTCTATCTAAAATAAAATTAGATTCTGTATCTTGTGGTAAATCCTGTAATTCATTTGTATCCTGTATTTCATTAATAATTTCAGGAGATTGAATTGGCTGTTGTGCATCAACCACAACTGGTACATCCTCATTAATTATAGCTAAATTATCTTCTACTTGTTTTTGATTCATCGCTATTTGATTAGATACATCATCCATTTCACTATCTGTTATGGCTGGTTGATCTGGAATTATATCTGAAGGTATAGAAGAAACTGCACTAGCCATAGACTGTGCACCAGCAGGATTCATTTGCATTAAAGCATCTAATTTTCCAAATACAGCTCTATTAGATTCTAAATTAGATAAAGTATCAACTCTATACCTACTTCGTATTTCCTGTATTCTATCATCAACTTGTTTTAATCTTTTATCTTCAATATCAAACATAACTTTATTAGGAGTACTACCCTTTTCACTATAAGCTTGTTTGTTTTTAATTATATCACTTCTTTCATCTAAAAGTGTTTTTACCTCACCACTATCTTCATCACCACTTAAAGGATTAAAAGATGCATAATCATCTGGAGATAAGAACCCAAACGGTATTTGAGAAGCTCTTCTATCTAACTTATCTTTTTTGTTTAATAATTGAATGTAAGCTGGTGAATCATTTTTAAAAAATAAACTATTCTCATATTTTTTAAAAAAATCTTTTAATCTTAATTGATTTTTAGCAATATCTCTAGGACTAGAAAACTCATTAACATTTTGTTGTAAAAATTCAAGTTCATCATTAAATGTTTTTCTTTCTTCATTTAAAGAAATTAAAGATGCTACATTAGAATCTTGATCTACTTTACCTTTATTAATTAAATAATTTAATCCTAATTCTGGACTAATATCAGTAAAACCTTCATATATTAATTTATCCCTATCAGATTTTTCTTTATTATTTATTTTAATTCTTTCTAATTCAATTTGATCCTTTAAGAGTTGTTGTTCATCGTCGTATTTATTTTTTTCTCTTAATAAATCTGCATTATACCTTTCATCAGCTATTCTATTTCTTTCATTTCTATAATCTATCTCATCTTGATATCTTTGCTCAGCTAACTCTTGCCTTTGTAGAGCTAATTGATTCTGCTGATACTGATTAATATATTGTGGTAATGCATCAAGAAAGTCAGCTAAGGGAGTTTCATAAGTACCCGCTGGCATTGATTGTCTTCTACTATATATACTTCTTCTAGCCATATCTAATCTTGACCTGCTTGTTCATCTGCGTAAAATTCATATTCAGTAAGCCATTCACTTCCATTATAAATATAATTCTGACCACCAAAGTTATATGTTGCACCTTCTGATGGCATCGGTGGTGGACTCCAACTAGGATTATCAGTTGGTACATTAGTTCTATAACTATAATCTTTATCAAACTCAACTCCACTAGCAAAAAGGTCAGCCATAGTGCCTAACGTCTGTGATTCAAAATCTCTTTGTGCTTGTTCAGCAGTTTCACCTATTAAATCCCTACCAGCACCTATAGCTGATGTAGCCGCTCTCTGTCTCGCACCAAAGCCTCCACCTAAACTAGAAAGACCCATACCGCCTGTCATAGATAATAAACCTTGCTCAGTTCTTTCTTTTGCTCTTTCTATCTCACCGGGATCAAACTGTTGGAACATGCCTAGTTGTTCTTCCGTAGGCTCAAATCCAGCTTCTTGCAGTATTCTTTCTGCTGTATACCCACCATCTTGAAAACCTAAAGGACTGTTATATTGATTTACCTTATCTGATAATGCCATCATCGCATCTTGCACACTAGGAGAGCTATCTGTTTCATATAAATCATATAAACTATCAGCTTCTTCTAGTTGTAAAAATGGGTTATCCATAAGACCCCTAGCTGTTGTCCTAGTGGCAAACTCATCCCCACCCATTCCATAAAGCCTAGCTAAGCCTCTTTTAATTTCATTACCCCTATTGCTATATAAATTTTTACTAGCAAAATCTTTTACCATGCCTATTAAATTTTTTGATGGCATATTTACATTTGGTTTAAACTTAGATATAGGCTGTCTTTTTATTTGTAAATTATCAGAATATTCACTTAACATTCCAACATCACTAGGATCAAAAACATCTTCAAACTCAGGTCTTAAAAAAGGATTATCTGCAAGTGCTTGTTCAGTTACTTTACTAGCATACGCATCACCGCCTATACCAAAAGTTCTAGCTAAATATCCCTTTCTAAATGGATTGCTTTCTTTATACATAGAAGAAGGATTAAAATAAACAGATGCGGCTGTGTTAAGTCCAGCACCTAAAGCTCTTCTTCCCATGTCTCTAGTATAATCACGACTAGCTTGTTGAACATCTTTTAATTCTTGCTGATAAAATACAGTTCCAGATTTGTCATATTTTTTAGTTTTACCAGCACCGAGCCCCTCTCCAATTCTAGTTCCTAAACCTGCACCTAAACCAGCCCCAATCGCTAAACTTGCCCCGCCTGTAATTGGTGCAAGAGCCGCACCTAATAAACCACCAGCTAACCTACCAATACTACCAAAAGTTGAACCCTTTTTTTGCCTCTTAGCTTCTATCCTTCGTTGTCTCTCTAGTCTTTCTCTGTCTTTCTGTGCTTGTAAAACCCTAGCAAGAGCAGTACCACCAGCAGTGCTAGTTAAGCCACCAGTCTGCATCATGTTAAATAAATTATTTGGATTGTTCATGGTAAAAGTCCTTTGAATTTAATAATAAATATGTTATAACGCACATAATATTGTTACCCGGCACTAATTTTTAAAGTTCCAGAATCATTCCATAATTGACCAGCGTTACTTGGATCGCTTGTTGGTAAAGCTGTAAATTTTATTATAACACATTCAGAGCTTAATGTATTAGTTCCTGAATCAACCTTTAAAGCATTTTGAATCGTATCAGATTCTACTCTAAAATCAATTCCAGCCTCGCCTTGGTTATTAATAATTACTCCTTCTGAGTTGACGCCTAATGAAACATTACCATTAGCATTACCATGTGCAGATCTAAAATTAATTGTATTAGTACCAAATTGAATATTTGTCCCTGTATTTCCAGTATGTTCAACAATTTGAGTTGCAGACAATGTTCCATTTATATCAAAATCACCATCTAAATCAATACTACCATTTACGTCTAATACTCCATCTACTTTTAAATTATTACCAACTGTAAGATCTGATCCTACATTTAAATTTTTATTTACAGTATAGTTATTATCAGTATCCATATAAGATACCCATAATCTACCTTGTTCTTTTCTGTATCTTTCTAGTCTATTAGACTTAGATATATAAATAACTTCTTGCCCTTCTCTAAGTGAATTAACAGATGGTTGTGATCTTACTACCTGTATTTTATCTTGTTTAGAATTTTGTGTTCTTCTTGTTTCTCTAATCATTAAGTGTCTCTTTTATATATTTCTCTATACTCTATACTAATATCATTTATTTCTACATTTGCTGAAGTAGCTGATGTATCAAGAAAAACATGAGCTTTTGTACAAGACACAATAGAACTAGGAGTTAACTTTACCGTTTTATAAGCACTGGTAATTGCCAATTCACCTGATAACGTATGAGCTGTAGCATCATCTAAAGATACTAATTTAAAAAGATTTGTTAATGCTACACTTGACTTATAAGTTACATAAACTGCGTATATCTTTTTTATTCTAGCCGCATCTCCAAAGTCAAAGTCTTTTGTTTTAAAAGACACATTTGATACGGCTTGAAAATCTCTATGTAATTGATAGAATCTTGTACGATTGCCACCTGAGTTTTCTATAGTACCCACTAAAACATTTGGAGTGTCAGAAAAACTAGTGTCCACTACATTAGTAATATTGTCATGTGCAAAATCTTTTAAAAATGTAAAATTACCTTTCTTTAAATCATACATATAAGTATCACCATCACCACCACAATTCTTAACTACATATATTAAACTAGTAGCTTCGTCATATATAATCATTGAGTTGGTAGATACGAAGGTATACCAAGTATTGTCATCTATTTTATTTTCTGATAAGTCTCTTATCTGAGAACCATCATAAAAATACAAACCTTGTTTATTTACCCAGACTACACCATATTGAGTCTTTACAACTGCACCATGAAACTCTACCCCCATATAGTTCTTACTATCTTCTAAGAACCAATTAGCATCGCTAGGACTAGATATGTTTATAATATCTAAGCTTCTTCTTTTGTAAGCTAATAATCTATCAGCAAATGATTGTATAGCTGTATATGAATCAGCATCCCCCTTAGCCGCTTCTATAAAATTAAATGACGGAAAAGTATCCAATCTATTGGGCATAGAATACATAATCCTATCAGGGAAATGAGTAACATCTGCTTCACCAGCTAACCCTGATATATTATGTTGCCCCTTATTTTCATCTTTAACTCTAGTATTACAAACAAATACCCTATTGTTTGACACTACTGAATCTTTATATGTCTCACCAATACCACCAATATGATTTGAAAAGATATTAGATGGATAACCATTTATAGTTTCGTATGTTAAGAAACTTAAAGAATCAACATCTAAATATGTTGTTACTGAATCTCCAATAAAAAACTCAGAATTATTAGATGCATACTTCCAAGGTGTGAAATCTCCAGATAGATCTGTTCTTGCACCTTTTGTAAGATCAATATCTAATAACAAGTTAAATTCATCATCAGTACCTGACTCTCTAATATATATTCTACCACCAGATATTCTAGGGTCATAAGCACCTTTAGCTCCTATTTGTACACTTAGGCTTTTAAATGCAGTAGCTGATAAAGTTGTATCTGACGAGTTTAAAGTAGATATAGGAGAATTGTCTAATTTACTATAATGACTCAATAAACTTTCTTGATTGCCATCATACACAAATGATTGTGCAAATTCGTATGTTTTTTCTTCTATCAATCCCTCATTACTAGATGAAAAGCATTTTAAATTAAATCCTAATCCAGCAGTTGGATAAGTTAAGGCAGTACCACTATTCTTTTCATATTGACCAAATGAAGGTGGTTTAAGATCATTATCTTTTGCATAATAACCACTATACTCATAAGTATATTGATTACCCGGATATGCAAAGTGTTGCCTAGATATCCAGCCATACCACTTAACTCTGCTATTAGTATCTAAATTAGTATCAAAACATCGTATAGAATCTTCTGATCTATGATATAAAACCTTACTATTACCATCATCATCACTTTGAGATTGTAATGCAATAACATCAGTTGTCCATCCACCTTTTTTAGTTGAATAAACATCTATTTTATGCTCATCGGGGTGAGCTAGTAATAATACTTGATCTCCAGAGGGAATACCGGATATTACCGCTGTTGCAAATTGTACGACTGTACCTTCTTCAAGACCGCCTAAAGCGGTTGAAATCATATTATTAGGAGCTTTATTTAAATGTATTACAGTAGCACCCTCAGAGCCAACGATTGTATATATACCATCCATAGAACCAGTTGTTATACTGGTAGCCGCTCCACCACTACCACTAGTAGAGCCAGATATTAATATTTCAGTACCAACAGGAAACCAATTAGCTAAATTAATTGCAGTACCAGCACTTGCATTACTACCACTATCAGGATCTTGTTTTACACTACCGTCACTATTAGCAGCTAAATAAACTTTTCTAGGAGAATCTGTATATATAAAAGTAAATCCCTCACCGGGACTTCCAGCAGTTCCAGTTATATCTAAAGATCTGGTAACACTATCTGCAACAGCATGATCTGTTTCAAAATAACCCAATCCGTAACCAGCTTCTAAATGATCTATATGATCACCAGCGGCTGTTTGATAAGCATCCCCTAAATAATTACTAGAGGTCTTCATATTAAATGCACCACCAATTGCACCTTGTTTAGTAAAGGTTAGATTAGATACATCTGCAACTTCATTATCTGCTATGTCGGCAGGGTCTTTTAGATTATTCAGTCCCCCTGAAAAATCTTTTATTTGATATAATCTCTTTGGCACTGATTACTTTTTTATCAAGCCTTCTATAACGTCAGTAACAAGATCAACACACTTCTCAAAGAATATCTGTTCTTTCTCTTCACTAACAAAAGGGATATCAATTTTTTTATTTATTTTAGTAGCAAGCTTTTCTTTAAAGTCATCAGACTGCACATGCTCAACCATACCATCTGCATACTTCTCTACAATTTGATCTTTAGCCTTATCTATAATTTCTGCTAATATTAGTTTACTCATTTTCTTTTCTCCTTTAGTATTTCTTTTATTTCTGCAATGTCTTCCATCATTACATCTAATTTATATTCTATTAATTCTTTATCTGCCTTAGCATTTAGCTGTGCTTTTAGTGCATTTATATCATACTTCATAAAGCCAAATGCTAGTGTCACCGCACATATCATTGTAAGGATTGTAATAATATTCTCAACAGATATGTTTGTATTTAGCTTCATGCTCTCCTGACTTTTCTAGCTACCTTTTTACTATACTTAGCTTTTTGCTTACCCTTGGCAGAAGCTTGTCTTTTCTTCCTATTGGTAGCCGCACGCTCTGAGGCACTGAGACTCTTCCTAACTGATTCAGGTAAATAACGACCTCTCTTAGCTCTTGGCTTTTTTTCATCTCCCTTTGTGACATAATCCCATTTCTGTTTTGACCATTTAGATAATCTATTACTAGATGATTTAGCACCTTTGTACCCACCACCTCTTTTCTTATAACGCTTTGTGGCAATCTGAGCCTTACGAGCAGACCACTGCCCCGGTCTTCCTCCAGAGCTACCAGCTTTCACAGAGGCTACAATACTCTTCCACATTTTCTCGTTAGTTTTTTTAGCTGTTTTAGACATTACTTCTTCTTATGTGTCATTTGCACCTTAAATGATGCAGTTAAACTAGCACCCTTGTGTGGTTTATAACCACCTTTAGGATTCTTCATTAACTTATAGCTAGTACCAGATTTCATCCAGTGATAACCTGTTGGTGCTTTTATTTTCTTATTCATTTAACTACCTTTCTTCCATTTCATAGATTTAGATTTAGTTTTACTAGGACTCCATTTAACTCGATTTGCCCAGTAGGCGGCACTCATCTTGCCCTTAGCTATATTTTTTGCATGGCGACTTTTAAAAGCCTTACGTTGTCCTACTGTTTGATTAGTTTTTACACCTTGTTGACCAAAGCGAATTGTTTTTACCTTGTCACCTACTTTAGCCACAACTACATGCGACTTCTTAGGATGCCCGGGAGTACGCTTAGGTTTATTATATCCTGATACACCCGCTCTAGCTAATCTTGGATCTTTCTTTTTTGGCATTACATTTCTCCTTTATCTCTAAGTCTATCTAATTCCTTTTCTATATAATCAATGCGTTGATTCTGTCTTATATCAGCAGGGATTTCAGCATCTTGATTTTCGTATGCTTCTTCTTCTATACGTTCAAGATGTTCTTCATTAATCGCTACCTGATATTCTAAAAAAGATATACGAGTATTTAGCTGACCATAGCCCCACACCATTGCACCAATCAAACCTACCGCTTGTATAAGCATTGGTAAGCTAATATTAAGACTACTAGCATCTGATATTGGTTTATCCTTTTCCATTTAACCTACTTATAATACCTTTTATTTCCGATACTTGATTGTCCAAATCATTAATCTCCTTCGTAAGCGAATCAAACTTTCTGTCAAGCTTGTCGTCACTCTGATTCCACCTCCCAATAAGCTTAATAACCATACCTTCCATGTTCTCAAGTGTTTCACTCTGACCCCTGTTCTCGGTTTTTAGATCTTGCAAACTTTCTGCCTGCTCCAACCCTCTTTTGTTCATAGAGAATACCATATACACTAGCAAAAGCCCTACGACAGCGATCATACCCCCTTCTGCGTACACTTCCATAAATTCCATTATCTTTTTCTCCGCACTTCACGATTAATAAAATAGTTGTGATTAAAGTCTTCTTCTGTTAAGATTACTTTCTCTTCCTTTTTTTCTTTCCCCAACTTAAAGGGTTTAAATTTAATTCTTCCTCGTACCATTTTAATTGTTCTTGCATTTGTGTTATTTTTATTTCTTCTTGTTGAATATGTTTCTCTACCAATTCCTCAATGTTGGTATCAGCAAGTTCCATTCTTCTTTCAAGATCTCCAATTCTATTTGTAATTTGTAAGTATCCATAAACAACACCAGAAATGGCAACACAAATTTGTAAAAGCCACTTAATGTTAAGATGGATACTAAGGTTATCATCCACCAATCCTGTCTTGTAACTTCTCGCTGTCTGTGGATCGTAATTCTTCTCATTACTCATACACAGCTACCAAGAAGCACTAGACCTCCTAGCACTATTACTAAAAATGCTATAATAGAAACGTAATCTTTCCAGTCTTCATTCAATGTCTGAAGTCCAGTCTGTTCCAGAAAGTTCAGTCATTATCTGACTATGAGAATACTTAGTATAGCTATCAAATACATCTGGATCATTGTCTGCATCATTATCACAAGCAAACTTCAGTAATGCTTTAGAGCTATCACCTGTGCTACCACTATTCTTTCTAAGCGTTTCTTTGCTTGATTGTATTGCATTATCAATAAAAGCATTAGATACAGGAATAGCTCCTAATAGCTCTGATTTGCTCATAGACGCTGTATATTCATAACCATAGCTATCCATCCATGCTTTTATTTCTGTTACTGTATTTGAGTCTGTAGGTGCATCTGCTGAATCAATATCAGCTACAGGCACGATCATATATGCCCTGTTTACCCACCTACCACTATAGTCATCTGACCATCTATTTGTTTCTTCACTCATAATTTTCCTCTAAGGTGTTGTTGTTGAACGATTAGTATCACCTTTTGCATAGCCATTAGGTTCTGCGTTTGGTGAACTTTTTAAATCTGCTGATTCTGTATTGGTAGCAGTACCATGATTTGAGTTTCCACTTCTATCGTAGATAGTACCATCACCCACATCACTTAATCCTGTTTTAGCATCTAAAGCACCCATTGCCCAATAACCTTTTAGATTATCTGAGTAACTATCAAGTAAGTTGCCATGTCTGCCTAAATTATAAATTGCACTAACTTCTGTGCTACTAAGTTCTTTGTTCCAAATAGCTGTCTGCCCTATCTCTACAACACCATAATTAGAACCTACTGACCTTCTTAAAGCACCTATTGCTTGATTATCTAAATTAGCAGTAAAACCACCTGATGTCCCCGAACTTTCAGATGATTCATTTATAACTCCATTTACATATAATGACCTACTTGATGTAGATGCAAAAACAGCCACTACATGATACCAAGTATCTACTGATAAAGCACCCGATACTTTATTAAATATTCCACTACTTCTATCTATCATTGTAAATTTGCTTGTAGCATTTGACCAAAAAATTGCTTTGTATTCAGAATCTGTATTTATATTAGCAATAGAAAATATATATGCAGTTTGACCACTAAGAGGTTTTACCCAAACAGACACAGAAAAAGGATAAGTATCTACAGATTGAGGTGTGTCTATATATTCATCTGTACCACCAAAGTCAAAATAGTTATACGCAGAGTTTACTCCTGTGCCAAGAAAGGATTGGTCTGGTAGAACTGAGGAATAGACTAAATCAGCAGAGTCTTGATTTGTCATTGTGCCGACATTGCCGAGTATCTTTTTAACTGAAACATTATCTATTTTAAATGTTCCTGCCTCTGTCCTACCCTCTATTTCTAAATCTTTAGCAGAACCAAAAGTACTACTTTTATTAAAATACACTTCATTTGTTCCATTTTGATAAGTTGCAGAGGCAACTAACTCATTACTTCCTGCAAGTAATTTTATTCTTGCACCACTACTTGCATCTGATATATCAAAACTAAATTTATATACTCCTGCATCTTGAAATGTAGAAGATGCTACCTCAAGTTTAGTGTTTCCACCATCATCATATATTGCTTTACCACCAGATATAGTCCAATTAGCTCCTGTTACCCAATATGTTCCTGTAGTAGATGCTGATTGTGTACCACTTAATGTAAAATCAGTATCACTCCCCATTAACTCTACTCCAAGAACAGGCTCATTTACATCTATGATGGCAGGGTGAGTGTCTGATACTTCTGATTGTAGGACTTTTTGTACCTTTACATCATCAAGAAATAATCTACCTATATGTGCATTATCATAAGCAGTTGGTAAAAATTGTAAATAATTATTTGCAGAGCCACATACAATATGTATTTCTTGAAATTCCCAAGTATCGTATTCTGCAACTGTTTTATCAACATTTAATGCATCACCACCTACATTTGAAAGACCAAGACCAACGATAAAATCTTTAGTTGAACTATCTGCTTGAGACTTTCTTGCATAATAACTTATTTTATATACTTTCCCATCTTCAGCATTACCACCAAGGTCAAACTGTGCATTAAAACGACTAGATGTACTTGCATCATTTATATCAATACAGGTTCTTCCATCAACTGTAGCGTGTGATATTGTTCTTTCTGAATCAGAATTATTTTGACTCCAACCACTTATATCAGAATCAAATGTACTATTAGTAACTAAATTCGCACCCAACTCTTCTGAACTACTCTCGAAACTTCCTAAATCCCAACCACCTACCATTTGCTGTACTATGTCATCTGATGCACCATTTGTGATAGTACCATCGTTTGAGTTAGAACTTGAATCTGCTATAGTAGGATATGCCTTACTTGTGTCATCGCCCATTCTCCAATAACCAACAAGTCCACTAAGTGAAGATTCATCGTAAGTAATTCCTTGCTGATAGATAGCGTAGACTTCTTCTGCTGATTTGGCTGTGTTATAAACTGCTACCGATGAAATTGCACCATTAAAATGTTGTCCATAACTTGCACCTTTTCTTGCACCTATAATTATATTTCTTGAATATGTATTACTATTTACACAAGACGCAGAATGAACTTCAATCCCATTTGCATATAATTTTAAAGTATCATCAGATTTACTTAATACAAGATATGACCATTGTCCTACTGGTATTTGGTATGAAGAAGTATATGCTGTATTAGGAACTGGAAAATATGCATTAAATGTATTACTTGTAGCAGAGCGATTATAAAGTATTAATTCCTCATCACTTGAATCTGCATCTGCTATTGCTAAAAATATATCATCTGATGAAAAAGAATTAGGATTTATCCACATTGATATAGAAAAATTTGTAAAATCAAGTGATACTTTTGGTGTTACCACATAATCATTAACACCATCAAAATCCACTACAGAAAAGCGATTGTCTCTCATGGGGGTGAATCTGCTCTTTGCAAACTGCTTTATGGTTTGAGCATCGAGTGCTGTTTGGTAAAGTGATAAATTTGAAATCTTGCCTGTAAATAAATTTGCATTATTATCAGTTCTTCTACCAATATTTGATACACTTACATCTGGAGAACTTAAAGTTCCAGAGGTTGTCAAACTCTGATTAACTCCATCAATGTATATTTTGCCTGTTGTATCACTAAGTGTTATTACAACATGATACCATCTATTAGCTGAAATAACAGAATCTGGTGTTTGTATATAAGAAGCACCACCAAAATGAGCCCTTACCCACCCATCTACAGCATGATAACCAATCCATATTTCTAATGCTCCTGTCGTACTATATATTGCAGGATTACCACTTGATGCAGATGGATTAAACCAAAAATTAATTGAAAGTGGTGCAGAAGGATTATTACCTACAACTATATAATCATTACTACCATCAAAGTCTGTATAGAAGTCCTGTCTTGCTATTGCAGTAGTGGATTCTGGTTCTGCTTTGTCTCCACAGCGTAGCCACAATTTTAGATTATCCGTTCTGTCCGTTCCGTATGATGCTGATTTACTAAGATCAATTACCTTACCATTGTTGTATATGGAAGTAACATCTGAGGCACTTAAAGCAGTATCCCAAACTGCTACTTCGTCAATGAGTCCTGTAAAAGTATATGAAGTATCGTAGTATGCACCAATTATATTTTTTAAACCATTAAAATCCATATTTGCTGATGATGGAAATGTTCCACTCGTTGCTACAAATGACACATGACTGCCATTAATATAAACTTTAGTATCAGATTCACTACCTGCTTTGTAAACTACTGCAATATGTTGCCAATCCGTACTCGTATTATTGATATAGCCATTCCAACCATTAGCATTTAAACTAAAATAAATTTTATTTGCAGAATACGCTATATCAATTTCACCATAAGCACCATTAAAATTTCCTATAGTAAATAATCCTTCTTCTACATTGGTAGCATTTGCTTTAAACCACATAGAAACCGATAAATCACCACTATAATTATCTCCAAGTGTATTACCAAGTGAAGTTCCTGCATCTAAATAATCATTAGAACCATCGAAATTGAAGGAAAAGTCGTTGGGGAACTTTTTTATTACCCCACTTTTTGTTAGTAGGTTGCCTAAGCCAAGCATAGACTTAGCCTAAGTAAGCTATTACAAGTCCAGATGTAAGGTCAATAGTACTCCATCTACCATAGATCGTAACACCTTGTGGTATTGTTTCAGATGCCATCGTATTACCATTGTAACTACCTACACCATAACCATTAGTAGTATCTGTAGGTGTTAGTGCATTGAATACAGTATCTTCTAACATTGTAATTGCTACAAATGTACCTGAATGGCTTTCTGTATCTGAAATAAATTTAGCACCCGCTTGACCTAGTGCTACATTGCTGGATTCATTAACCGTATATTTATTTATACTTGCCATTTTGTTTCTCCTATCTTATGCCTTGCCGAGCGTGGCAACTCTCATGGGCATATTGGTTATTTAAAATCTGCTGGTACTATTGCCCTAGTTCCACCAGTCTTACTTCTCTTTTTTGTTCCGTATTTTTTTACGGCATTGTTAAAACTTCTTTCATGTTGTGCCATTAGTCCCATAGAAACTTGTGCTATATTGCCGTCACTTGCCGTTCCAGCCCTATCCATATATAAGCATTTTTTCACATAATCTACAATAGCAGAATGAAATAAATTATCTACATCTGGCTTATCTGTTAAATTCTGTACTTTTTTAGGGTTTCCATAGTAATGTATCAAAAGACCATTAACTATATTATGATCTATCGCAGTGTAAGATTTTCTAGCTGTTCTCGTTTCACTTTCTGAATCGTAGTTTGTAATGATACCCATGTGATCACCACGAATAAAATAATTAACACTAGCTTCAGGATACTTTATATTACCAACTAATTGACCAGTACCTTGAGTGGTTGTAGATATTGTAAAACCTGTATTGTTATCAGATGCATCTGTAACACTACCCCTATTTGTATTTGTTACTGTAACTTCGTTACTAGAAACAGATGCTGAAAAATTAGATAAAGCATCTAATGCATTTTTTAGTGCCGTTGCAATACCTGAAGCACTATAATCTGTACTTGTAAATACTGAAATAGCAGTCTTGCCAGATATAGAAGGATCTGTTCCTACACCATTAAGAATAAAATAAACATAATATTCAACTATTTTATATCCAACATCTGTAGTTGTATCTACTTCTACAGCGTTAATAAAAAAATAAGTACTTCTTAATGAATTACTCGAATCACCTACGGTTACTATTTTTGTTATTTCTTGTGCTAATGCCATTATTCTGGTACGTTTATTGCACTTTCAGATGCAATGTCAAATTGTAAAGGTTCACCGTCTAATACTCTAGGTATTCTTATATAATCACCAGCATCATCAAGAATATCTACTCTATAAATTTTATTTATTCCCATATCTTCCCCAGCAGAGTCTGTAGCACCATCTCCAATATTATAAAACATTTTACCTGACTCTAGATCTATTTTAGCTGATACAGACTTTTGAGAGTACTGACCAATTTCATTGACCGCATCATTGATAAGCGACATAATATATGTTTCGGGTGCATCTGGAAATACTTGCCTAACCCTACTGATAATTTGCTTTACTGTAAGTTCATGTATTGGATGTGCCATATTACCTCACTAACTGTGCTAAACCTTTATCATAATCAGCTTGTAATTTAACTTGTTGCTGAGTATATATATTGTAATTCCGTTGATTATTTTCAAGATTTTGAGAATATGTTTGTACTTCAGTATTTACCAAAGCACTATACTTGTTTAATTCTGCTAAAAATTTAGAAACCAGATCATCATTGTTTTGTATAGCCGCTTGTAATGTTTGTGCCTTGTTTTGTAAATCCAATGCTTGATCTTGAGCTTTATTAAATTTATCAACATCTGTTGCCTGAGATGCTTCTTGCTGTGCATCTGCGGCATCAATTTGAGCCTGTCTTAATTCTACCTGTAAATCTGTATTATGCTTTGCAAGTTCTGCTTGTATATTAGCTTGATATCTAACATTCTCTTTATTAAACTCATTTAATTCATTTTGAATATCCGCTCTATGTGCATCAAGTAGTTGATTTTGTTTTTGTAATTCTACAGATGCTAATTCAATATCTTCATTAGTAGCAAGCATAGTATCAAAATCATTACCGCTTCCAAAATTTACAGTAGTACTGGGCTTTGTATATGAAGGAACATGTCCACTAATATCAGCTTTTGAAACTGTAGAAACAGTAATCGCACCCACAGAACTAGAACTAGCATCTGCATTACTAGCATTAGAATACGATATAGTTGCTAAACTAGGAGCACTTGGTGCTGATGCTGATATACTTAAATCTGATTTTACAAGACTACTTATTTTATTTTGTAATGCCTTTATAGATGCATATAATGGAACTAAATATTCTCCATCATCTGGAAACTTTGCAATAGCAGAATCTCCAAAAGCTACTGTTGGATAATTTAATGTTTGAACAATTCCACTTTGAGAATTTGTAGGAGTAGGAATAATATTTAATACATTATCTCTTACAAAAAATACAGGATCTGTTGCTGTTGCAAATGACATATCAGATGAATCCCTAACTCTACCCTCTAATTGAGGTGCTATTTCTCTACAAGGCTGATTAATAGTATCATCATTTCTAACGACACCAAATACTTCAGAACCACCTAAAGTTAAAGTAGGGCTACTAGCATTTAATGCATTAGACGTAGTAAATAGTCTTTGTCTAGTTCTTGGTAGTGAATTTAAAATTTCTTTAGCACCATCTGTTAAAAACTGTGTTAATTCATCTTGTGTAGGTGCACTACTACCATCAATAGATAGCCCAGTTAAACCTTCTACTTGTACTTCAAATGTTGCCATTATATTTTAATTGGCTTTCTTAAAGCTTCCATTACTGGATCTTTCTTTTTAATTGGCTTTAAAGTTTTCTTTTTTACTGCTTTCTTTTTAGTTACCATATACTCTACTTCTCATTTCTTTTGCATTTTGATCAATGCTTTGCGTAGAAAGCTCTACATCTGTACGCTTACCCATAGTAGACATCATATACATATTTGTAGTAAATATGCTTTTTGAAGCTTTCTTACCGCACTTCTTACAATAAAACCACCCTTCTTTATTAGGGTGATTACAATGTATACATTTCTTTTTCATAATATTCCTTTTATAGTTTTGGGGAGGAACTTTTATTGAACCTCCCCACAGTACTATAAACTGTTATCCTTATGTATTCGGATTAAGATATAGTGATATGAGCTACATCGTGTGCTGTTGCCTTCGCATAGAAGTTAACACCATCACAAAGAATCTCAACTTGATCGCCTAACTGAGCACCACTGATAAATACTATTTCATCAACAGCAGACTCAGCAGAACTACCAGCTCCACCATCTGCACCAACTGTCATCCCGACAATAGTATCTTCCGCTGTGTTATTAGCGATTGTAACTGCATTAGCCGCTACCTGAGTTAAGACAAACTTAGCATTCCAACCAGAACCAGCATCTGCCGCTAATGGTAAAGTTATTTCGTAAGCAGAGTCCTGCTGTACTCCATAAACCATACCAGAATCAGAAGCAGTTAAGGTTTTAGCTGAATTGATAATACCAAATTTAGCTTGTGCTCCACTAGCACCACTATTATTATTTAAAGCATCTGCTCTCATTATCTAACTCCTTAATCGTTTTCTAGGTTAAATAAAGCGTGAGACTCAGAAAGACTTACTTCAAGACCTGCTTCAGTTAAGATCATATCTTTTCTTAGATCTTCATCAGCCGCTTGTACGTTAGTCATTACTTGTGTATCACGATTAATACCATTACCAATTAAAGGTCTGTAAGATACTTGACTCATATCAGCCATTAGCATAAAACCAGCCGCAATACCTCTAAATAAAGGCTCTTTAACTAGGTTTAGTCTTCCATGAATAGTATCAATAACCATTACGCTATGACCAAAAGCACCCTGTCTTTGAGACATATCGTAACGATAGTTGTTATTAGCATGCCCCATAGAAGCATCAAGGAATTTACCATCACCTAACTTGTTAAAGTATGTGATAACTGGTAGTGAGCAAAGTACTAACTTATCAGAAGCACCACCACGAGCTGGATCAAAAATAACTTCAAGATCACCAAGTAACCTATCATAAGTCATTTCAGCTTGAGCAACACTTCTATAGTATGAGCTTCCAGAACTGTAACTAAAATCATCATTATTTACAGTTGGATTTACATTCTTTAGAATGTGCCCTACCAAACCTTCAGTATACTGAATACCACCAGTACGAGCTTTTTGACCAAAGAGCATAGCTCTTTCAATGTCAATCTTATGCTCACGAAGCTTTGAAGCCCAGATACGACTCCACTCATCGGGATAACCACGATAGCGTGTAGCGTATGCTGTGTTTGTCATCTCAGCCGCTGTTTTGAAGATTTGAGTATACCCATAGTTGTCTTCTAATTCACTTGACCAAACGTCTGGAGAACCAGAACCTTCTTCAAATGAAGTACCAATGATCTGACAAGTATCGTCATCTGCTATTGAATTATATCCAGATACGTTACTATTTGAAAGATCGATTACTTTTCCTGTGAATGAAGAATCACTAGCTCCATGAGTTACTGCTGAATCAACTCTCACGATAGCGTGACCAATACCAGCATCGCCTGTGCGATCAACTGTTTGAGCCACGAAAACCATTCCTTTTAATAAAAATTCTACAGCCGCACCGCCTGAAGTATCTACAGTAAATGAATACGAAGATCCTGCCGCAACAGTACCAACTGCTCCTTTAATTAGAAAAGAACGATCTGTGAAGCTGATTTTATTCCTATTTTCCAAGTATCTAAATACTGGATCATCTGTTGGTGCTTTAGCAACCTTACTTAGATAAACGAAGAATGGTGACTCTTCAGGAGTCAATTCGGCAACTCTGTCACCGAAATTAAAAATTCGTCTTCTATCAGGGGCTTGTCCAACACCAGCAGAGGAAGTACTAGCAGTAATATCACTGGACTTTAGTGTTCCACTGTTATATGATATTGCCATTTTTTATACCTCTTAGTATGTGTTTATTATGGTAAAGTAGCTCCAGAGCCAGAACTCATAATACTATCAAATACTTTATCTGCATCAGTCTTTGGAGACTGAGGAGCTTGTCCTTGAAGTACACCAGCAGTTCTGGGTGCTTGTTTAGCCGCATTTACCGCTTCCATTGTATCGTTGTTCGCAACAGAAGTACCGTTCTGCATCTGCCAGAGCTTCACTAAGTTATTTAAACCTACTCGCTCCTTTGGTTGGGTAGTGAACTGCAAGAAGTCTTGGATGTCATTATCTGACAACTTATATGTTCCTCGTAATTCATTTACCGTATTTTGCATTTGCATCTCAGCCTGCATCTGTTGCTGTTGCTGGGCTAACCTTTCAGATACCAACTGATCAACTTTGCTATTAATCTTTTGATTAACATACTTACCTGATTCAGAGTTATCATTTGTAAAGGCATCCCAAGGATTGAAGTCATCAACAGCGGGAGCTACTTCTTGGGTGCTCTGGTTTTGACCCTGTGGGTTAGCTATACCGTCTTCAAGAGTTTTTACAAGATCAGGTCTTTGCTCTAGTAATTGAAGTAGTTGAGCACCTTGTTGCAACTTTGCATTTTCGGCTTGAGCACGATCATACATAGATTGAAACTTCTTTGCTTCTGCTTCGTAATCTACAGCATGGGCTTGTTCCTGAAACTCCTGTTGATTTGTATCCACCTCTTCTTGGATGGACTGTTCATTGACGATATCTTCCACGAAGGCTTCATTACCGCCTTGTATTCCGCTTTCGATACTTGTTTCCTGTTGTTCTAATGTAGACATATATTCTCCTTAGATGTCTCGTTAGGCTTTCGGAGCTGAACTAACTTCTCTCTGAACATCTTTCAGATTACCAGCTAATTTCTCCACCTCGAGCTTCACCTCGTTTTCTAGTTTGCTACGTTGTACCCTTCTATCGGCTTTAGATTCAGAATTGATCTCGTTAAGTCTAGATTTAAACTTCTCGACCTCAACTCTTTTCCTATCACTGACAGACTCTCTTTGGGCTGTCTGCAAGTCACCTTGCAAATTCTTTATCTGTTCTTGCATAGCCTGCATTTGTTGTTGCATTAATTGCTTCTCTTCAGTTCTACGCATTACACCTTCCTTATCAAATATTTCTGGATTCTTTTTAAGAACCTCATAGCGATCCACAATGCCCATTTGAAATGCTTCAAGATATACAGAAAGTTCTGCATATTTATTAGAAGGCATAGTAGAGCCGGATTCGATTCTAATATCGTGTTGATCAAGTAAGTGCCTATCTTTTTTAAGGTCTAAAACTGCACCACTTACATCTGTATAAAAATTAGCCATGACCTCAGTAATATTATTATTAGGTTGAGCTAACTTAAAAATCTTCTTATAAGTGTAATGTCCTTTAGATAAATTATAAAGAACCTTACCAAGTTTGTTAATACTAAATTCAACATCTCTTAATTTAGATTTAGGTCTTTCACTACCTAGTGCAATCATTCTCTCTGTCGCTCTGACTGTCTCAGGAGCTTTATCAGCAAAGCCATGCATCATTTCTGGCAGACCAAAGATAAAATCTATGTAAAACTCTGACTGTTGTATCAATCTATAGAACTCCCCAGCTAATGGTTGTGGTGCTGGATAATGTGGTTCACCCTGTGATGAATCAACTTCTATTACTGCATTTGGATTTGCCCAATCTTTTTCTAATTGATCAATATCATCTACACTACCTAATGGTACTAGAAGTTTTAGTCCCGCAGATGCTTGGGCATGTGAAAGGGCTAAAGACCAAAGCTTGTTTAATAATCTCTGCATTGGTCTAGCTCTGGATACATCGCTCTTGGGATATGGGGTAGATGTCCAGATATTCGGTAGCGGGACTATAGGATACTCGTCAGTATTTAAAATCTGTTCATACAATACTACTTCACCTAAACTAGCACAAACTTTTACCCTAGTCTGTAATACCTGTATTGCTGTAAATGCACCTATCTCCATTGCTTCAGAGTTTTCAAATGCAAATTTTTCATATTCTTCTTGAGATAGTATCTCTTCTTCTTGAGATTGCATATCTATTACTCTGTAAAAAGGAACTTTTATTTTATAAAAGCGTTCTAGTATCTGATACTTTTGAACTTCAAAATAATCTTTATCTTTTACTTCTGATGGAGTAAACACATTCATTGAATTTCTATTTTGAGAAGATGGATAATCTTCTTCATCGTATGTAAAACCAGATAACTCTCTTATTAGTCCGGGTATCTCTTCTCCAGTTGCTGGATCTACACTATCATTTAATTCAGGGTAGAGGTTGACGACTTGTTCACCAGTAAGGATGGTAGAAAGGATAAGACCATCCGAGTCACTGAACCACCGATCTCTTGAGCTGGGAGATGCGTAAACCCTAAAAGGATCTAAATAAGTAAACTTGACATCACCTCTACCGAAATCTGATTCTCTATCGATATAAGCATACATATAACCCATACCAGTAACAGCATAGTCTTGTATTGCTTGTTTCATTTGCCAGTCACCATCAGAGTTTTGCCATATATACCCCATGATAGTTCTCCATAAGTTGGCTACCTGTACATCAGAATCTTCTCTGGGTACGATTGTAAATGCTGGAGCTCTAGATGTTAATACTGCTTTAAACTTTTCTATTGCTGAAGATACCCTGTCCATAGGTATATCAGCTTGATTACGTTGTGCTAATTCATCAGACTCATCATTGGTAAAGTGATTACCAAGATAAAAGTCTATATCTTTCCTAGCTTCTGTATCCCATTCAGAACGAGCATCTCGCCATTGGCGATACAACTCATCGTTTTGTTTTGCTCTTGGATCTTGATCCATTAAAGACCCATACCTCTATTTCTAAACATTGGAGAACTAGGAATAAAACCAGAAGTATCTGCTGGTAATCTCTCTATCCTACCGCTATCTAACTGCATTAAAGAATCTAATATTTTGCTTTGTAGTGAATCTAACCTAAGCTTCTCAAAAAAGTTTTTTCCTTTTTGTCTAAGAAGTTCAGCATCTTCCATATCTAATACTTCTCTTTCATCTCTAATAATTCTCATCATATCACCTTGCTCCATACCACTTGGTATTGGTGACATCATTTCACCAGAGCTTGGAGGTCTTTGATCAAAAGGTACGAAAGGATTAGCTTGCTGTGCTTGCAAAGACTGTAAGTACTCTAGCATCATAGCATCATCTTGAACTGCACCACCTTCTTGATAGCCGTACTTCTTTTTCTTTTTAGCCATACCACCTTTCATCATACCTAATAATCCACCATCCTCCATACCGAGTGGGCTCATCCTAGGAGTAAAATTTTGTTGCTCCTCAGTAGACAAAGAATCTCCAGATATTATTCTTCTTAACAACTCAGATTGAACTTCAGTTGGTATGCCCATTGGTTTTTCCATTTTAGGTGTAAGCATTGATCTTTCTTTATCTGATATATCTAAACCAGATATTATTTTTCTAACTACCTCTGCTTGATCTTCATCAAAAGTACCCATTAAGTTACTTGCTTTCATAGGCATTAATTTTTTTAATTCATTTAAGTTATACATTGAATTAACAGAACCGCCATCTTGCATGTAACCCATTTTATTTCTAACAGCTTCAGGTAGTTTAGCAAGTCCGGGATTATCTTTTGGTATTGGCTTTAGATTACCATGAGCCTCACCACCATGTTCATAACCCATCATCATTTGATTCTTTACTTTACCACCATGACCATACATATCAACTTTACCACCATGTTTATAAGCCATTACTTTACCGCCACCATACATGCCAGTCATATTTTTTAGTGTAGCCTGTGCTATCAGTCTATCTATCTCAGAATGACCACCAGCTTCAGGCATATCATTTAATTTTTCCAAAATGGGTACTCCTATCATGTCCACAGCTTCTTTGCGAATCACAAATTCACCGGGAGTTAACATTGCTTTAACTGTGTCTGTCGTACCCGGCATTAGTCTCTAATCTCAAAGTGAGGAAAATCATCGAAACGATTGTCCATTACGTTAAAATCCATATCCCAGTCACCGCCCCATCTCACATTATAGCCCATGCTCCTAGCCACCCCAATAACAAAACCAGCAAAGAGGGTCTGTCTTTCCCTGTCCTTCCAATCCACAGGGTATGGAGTAACATCACAGGCTTTAGAAGGGTTAGAGTTATGACGACCATTAGGATACTTGACCTTAGTACGACCTTCATCATATAATTTATTTTGCCTTTCTTTGCTTCTATGTCCTTCTAGAATAGAACAGTCCACATGTTTGATTACTTCATTGAATACTTCCTGTAAACGCTCATCACAGGTAGCTAATCTAGATTTTGATCTTTTAGAATATCTCGGCATGTGAATTTGAATTTAAATATAAGTTATACATAAACAAAAGACAATTAATATTTTTTATGCACGAGATCCAGTCATCCAGTTATAAGCTTTCTTTTTAATTCTTCTAACAGGACTAGCCTCTTCATTTAGTAATGATTCTCGTTTAGTTCTTGTACTCTTAGGAGCTTTGGCAAAGTAGTCTGCATAATACAACGCATCCATGACATCATCGTTTCTAGGCTTAGGATGTTCAAAAAACTCATCTACTAGTTCTGTCATTTCTCTTCTAATGTAAAGCTTTTTAGAATTAACGATAACTCCTAAGCTTGTTTCAAGCCTATCTTGCTTTTTTATCCTAGCGGGTGGCTTAACCCCCTTGAAGATTCCGGGCATCAGTCTTTTCTCACTAGCAGACATTCTTGTTACCATATCTCTAACCATTTCTTGTGCCGCTACTGTCTCTATGGTTACTCTCCTTACAGGATTGTACTTGTTTGCTAATCTTATTATTTCCCTTGGTATATCAAATGTAGGTATTCTTTCTCTAAAGTATTCTAAGACATAACGGTTATTATTAGAATCTATTGCCATAACCAGTATTACTTGATAATCTGATGTCTCTGATGCTGTAGCCGCTAGGTCAACTCCAATGTAAATGTTTACTGGTATAGCATCTTCACCATCTATCAGATAGTTAAACTTGTTACGACACTCTACCTGTCCATTAAAATATTGTATTCTATCTATTTTAAATGCGGCATTGGATATATCCCTAGCATCGTTCATATACTCCTGTGCAAATTTGTTTACCAAACCAGCTTCGATAAACTCTCTTTTCTTTGCTTCTAACTTTTTTAAGGAGAATTGCTCTTTCCAAATAGACTTACCATCTTCTATTGCCCTTTTAAATGTTACCTTCCAAGGATACTCCCTACCCTCTTCTTCCGCTTTACGACTACCATCTACAACAGTTTGTAAGAAACTATCAAAGTGAACTATTGTGCCTGCTAACCATATCCACCCTTCTCTACCGGGTGTTTCTTCTAATGCTGGATATACTGTGGATACGATCCATTTCTTGATATCTGCTCTACGCTCTGGTGTTTTTGTATTTAATTCTGATTCAAAGTCATCTAAGATAATGCCAGTATAACGAACATCTACCTCTGCACGACCTCTAAGTCTCTGAGAAGTTCCTTTTGCTATTAATCTATCCCCTTTGGGAGTTACGATATCTTTTTCAGTCCAACGCTTCCCAGCCGCTCCTCCATCTAGATTCCCAAAGTAGTAACGAAGTCTTTTGTTCATTTCAAAATGATTACGCAAATACTTTAAATGATCAATAGACTGACTTTGTTCTTCCGATACCCAAGCAATAAAGTGTTGTTCGTCTTCTCTGGCAAATACTAGCTTATGCATGATAGCGGCTTTGGATAGTATAGACTTACCAAACCCTCTAGGCATGATAATACAACTACGACTACCGGGTTTAGATGATATCAACTTATCTGCTACATCAAAATGAAATGGTGGAGATGCAGACTTTTTAAGAAAGTCATTTGGTAAAAAAGCCCTACCAAAGTAAATAAGACTTTTATAGGACTTAGCTAGTACCTCATCCCGCTCTTTCATTTCAGATGGGGATGGATTAATATTAAAATTGTCCATTATTATGGTTTATCAATCATAACTGCTTTTTGTAAATTTTCATCCCACACTTTTATTTTTGTTGGTTTATTGATTTTAAAAGGATTGTATTTATACGTTGGTGCTGACATCAATTTTTTTAACGCTTTAAGTCTATTAGGGTTGTTTTTAGTATACATATCTATTAAATATGGTTCTACTTTTTTTAATGTACTACGAACTTGCTCACTCATTACAACTGGTAACTGTGTAGATTTTTGATTTATATCCAAAACAGTATCTATTAAATTTTGTAATTCTGGTTGAGGTCTTTTTGCTCCAAACACTCCCTTTCCAAGAGCAGGTTTCCATGTACTAAAGTTTGTAGGTGTTTTAGCAAAATCCATTAGCTTTATATTTTTAATTGGTAAGTTACCTAATATTCTTTCTTCAAATTCAAAACGAGGATTCATCTGTTCTGGATATTTGCCATATATTTTTTTGTAATATTCTGGATTTTTTACGCTTTGTACAGTTGGATCTATTTTTTTAACAAAAGGAAAATCAGCATCTGTAGTAAGACTTTTTCTAAATCTACCTTCAGTAATAGGTTTTATTTTATAACCTTTTCTGATTAATTCATCCCTGTCCATAATAAATCTTACATCAGTTCCTATATTAAAATGAGATCTAGATAAAAACATAGGATCTCTAGTTACAGAAAAGGGTTTTTTGCGTGCTACATCTTCATAACCTTTTCCCATTTGAAGTGCGTAAGACGGTTTTATTTTTCCAGTTTTTAATATTTTTTCAGCTTTAGGTATATTTGTGTGATGATAAATAGGATTTCTAAGATTAATCTTTTTCAATAATTTCATTAAAGATGGAATCTTTTTAGCCGCTAGTAATGGATTTAATGCTATATCTGGAGCTGTACCAGTAATTGGTTGTGGCTGTTTATAAGCAAGCATAGAATACTGTTTTAACTTACTATCCATCTCTGCTTTCATTATCAAATCATTGATATTATTATGAACATCAGTTGATACAGGATTAGCTGTAGCCATGTTTAATAATGAGTTGTTTTGTGTCATATTTACGTTATTTAGCCTTTTTATACTTAAAACTTATATCATATAGCCTATTACCTAAAAGTATTGTTTTAGGGCTAGTATAACTCCAAATAGAGCTAGTTTGTGTATTCCAGTAAGTATCGTTTACTAATACTGATTTAACTACCACTAGTAAGTTCTTTCTTTTTTTCAGATAGCATGCCCTGCTCAAATGCCTTTAACTTCTCTTTGCTAAAGCCAGTAAACTCTTGTATCAGTGCAATAGACTCTGATTTTTTTTCTGTATTCAGCATACCTGATATCTTCATCAATGTTTCTAATGCTCTAAGCTTATCGTTATCTTTGGCATCTACTTTATCTACGACATCCTTGGTACTTTCTAATAAGTATCTTTTGGTAATACCAACTTCTGACATTAGTTCTTCTATTTCTTTATCCACTTGTTCCCTCACTGTTTTACTTTTTAATAATAGTTTTGATTTACGTCTAGCATCATCAGAGTTTGATGTTTTAGGATATGCTTTGATATACGCACTCTCTGGATCTAAACCCATTGCAATGTATTTAGAGAATATCTTTTTTTGTTTGGTCATACCGCCATGTAATCTAGAATCATAGTTATCTTTTTTTACAAAACGATAAATACTATCAGTTATTTCTCCTTTTAAGGTGCTGGTATTTCTTATAGTGACCATTCCAATAACAGTTCGCACATAATCTACTTTTATTCTATTTCCTTTCATTGCATCTTTTTTTAGTATCTGCACTATCTTACCATCATCTGCAATACACCACTGCCCTTCTTTGGCTTCTTTCCAGTTCTTAATTAGTTTTTCAGTAGGATGTACTGTACGAAACTCCAGCTCGCTTTCGTAAGCATAGTGCGTGACTCCCTTTATCTTTCTTGATAGTGCCACTAGTTGGGGTTGTTTAAGCTATACTCGTCTATTTCTATTAATTCTAACTCAGGCATGTTGTTTACCCGGTATACTAACTCTGCTATTAAACTAATATCTCTAGACCGAGGTTCAATAAGATCTAGGATCTTTAACTGGCTGGATATCTGCTTACATCTTTCAATGTTAGTGAATACATCCTTGATCTCATAGTCACCTACTAAAGCTTTTTCAAACATTGTTTTTTCTCTTTCCATATTTAAATTTAATAATAACTTGACAAGTTGCAACTATATATAATAATATTATCTATCCCCCCTATTTAGCCCGGTTGAATTTTATAATAGTACTATAGTATATATAGTATAGTAGTATATATAGTATTTATAGTATTAATAGTATTTATATATATTATATATATTATTATATATTATATATATTATATATTATATATATATTATATATATATAGTAATTATAGTATATAGTATATATAGTATCCCGAGCTCTATATTATAGTACCCGCCTTAGTAAGCGATCCAAAAAACTTTAAAAAATTTCAGAAAAAAATATTAGTATGTGTGTTTCTCTTTTTTTATACAGGTATACCCCCCTAAACCATTTTAAGATTAGAAAAAGTAAGTTAGAAAAAGTAAATAAAAAGTAATGTATAGATAAATCTATACGTTATTAAATAATTAAATAAGAATGTATATCTAAAGATATACGTTATATATAATTAAAATAATAATGTATAGCTAAAGCTATCCATATCTATACGTCGCAAAAAATTTTTCAGGTCGTCGCAGTTTTTGGGATGGCAGGCTGGGAATTGATTTCTAAGTATCATTCCCAGCCCATAAAAGTAGGTAGGTTAAGAGGTAGGGAGCTCTAGCTCATATTGGTTAGGGTCAGAAATAATTCCACGATTTAGAGACTTTCCATAATTCATCATTCCATCTACAACTAATGCATTATTCTTAAATGATGCGGTAGTCATTTTTTTCTGATGCCATAAAACATTCGTACCAGCATTGAATAAGTCATAAGCTGTAAATGCATTACTATCTGTAACCATACCATCATCAAACATTTTATCCATCATCTGAGCATATTGTTGTGCTGGTAACTTTCCAAGATATTCATCATTTTGTCTAATCTTAGATAAATCCTGTAATGTAATTGGACTTAGTAAATTAGACATGTCATTTGCAAACCTAGTAGGTAGTGATTCAATCTGTTTACCTTTTAGGATAGAACCAGCTTTTATAATGTTCTGTTCCCAATCAATACCATTAGTGTTATAATGTCTAAAGTCAATACCCCAGCCATACTCTTTAGATGTTTGACCATTTAGACAAGCCAATCTCATTAGGAATAATTGGATACCAGCTTTTAAACTACCGTCGTATGAGTTGTTCATCATCATACAAATACCCATAACATCACCAATTTCAGGAACTTTAACTTCCAGCCCAGCATCTTCAATTTGCCATACATATCTAAATTGCTTTCCATTAAAGAACTTTTTTATAGGCTTAAAAGATAATCCTGAAATATCTATAATACCCTGAGCTACCTCCATAAGTTGCTTATTAGGTACTAATAGGTAATTCTCACCAACAACACCCATTTCAACTTCTTTACCATCTTTTTCTAACCTTACAGAATGAGCTCTGGAATAGCCTCCCATATCTGTAGTTAATGGCACTTTGTTAATTGGTAAGAATGCATCTAAATCACCACCAACATTTGGTAGGTCAGATTCTGTATGTATTTCAGAAATTTTCTGAATTTCAGAATTTACCTGATTTTCAGAATATACCTGAACTTGTGAAGTGATGTCATTATTTGGATTTAAAGTAAAGTTGCTCATATCTGAGTCCTTTCGTTTTTTGTTTTTATTTGTGAACATCTTGTTCATGCTCTTAATACTATTAATGTATAAAAAAGTTTCATATTTTTTAAAAAAAAATATTTTTTGTATTTTTGTAAAAATTATACGGTTTGTGCACGTTGCTAGAATTTTATTTATTTATTGGAAATTGTGCACGTTGCTATTTTTTTAATGATTTCTGTAAAATATAGCATATTGTGTAATATATTTAGATTGTGCACGTCGCTATTTATACATAATCGATCAAATATTATGTAATAAATCCTATCCTTATAAGCATATTATATAATAGATTTAAAATAGCCACACTCTAGGCATACACTCTAAGCTAAAATAAATATAATTTTTTTAATATTTTTTGGAACTTTTTTAATACTATATCGTATAGTATATATAATAAAAACAAAAGGAGTTTTAAACATGACAATATTAGAGATAGCAAAATTAAAAGTTAATTTAGACAGACTTGAATATTTAAGAGATAAATACGGACTTGATGAAGATTACACATTCCTTAAAATATTAGATAGTATAGAAAGAATGCATAATAAATACGACAAAGAACAAAGAGAAATAATTAATCAATATAAAAATAATAAATAAAAATAGAGGGGGCGAAAGCCCCCTTTAAAAAATTTGGAACTTTTAAAAATAAGTAACGTATAAAAAATAAACAAAAGGAATTAACATGAAAATAAATGAAAAATATATTGGCGAATATCAGTGTGAGTTTGGAGAAGAAGTACTATTTACAATAGTTAAAAGGAATGATAATGAATTATTTGCGGGTACTATTTGTAATGCTGGTATGATATATGAATACGGCTGGAAGATAGATGATACATTTAGTACAGATGAAAATTTAAATGATTTTATAGATTACATAAATGAGAGAGAAGAAAGAAGAATATAAAATAAATTGGAACTTTATTTAATTAACGTAGTATAAACAATAAACAAAGGACATAAAACAAATGAGACAATTCGACAAATACAAGCAGAATCTAAGAGCAACAGATAATTATATATATAGCTATGAAACCAAGGTTGCAGAGATAGACCATGAAACAAGAACAATTAAGCCCCTTGGTTGGTGGTCTATGACAACATCAAAGCACATAAATTATGTGGGTTCTGAGTACGGATACGAAGTACAGAAAGTAAAGTAAATTACATAATAAATAAAGGAGTACAAAAAATGAAGTGGGTAATAAGATGTGTATCTGATAAAAATTTATATTGGAATAATAATGAAGGATGGATGAAAACAACAATTGAAAATCAAGATGAATTAAATGGATATGCAGAAGTTTACACAAACACAGAAAGAAAAATGAACAATTTACCCATAGATGGAGAATGGGTACGATATACAGAAAATAAATAGATTACATGAGCAAAATTAAATACAAAAAGATCGGAGTAAAAATATCTGAGAAAGTATTTAGAGATATAAAAAATACTCTAATAACTAAAGGAATGGCAGATAATATAAATGGGATAGCTGACCAAGTTTTAGTAAAAATAATAAAGAGTATGACAGACAAAGAAAAAGAAGTAGAAATAAAATACAAAACAGAAAAATAATACGGAACTTTATTTGATTAGTTGCGTATAATAAGAAACAAACAGAAAGGACATAACATGACAGAAAAAGAATTTGAAAAAGCAACAGAAGGAATTACCTATAAAATGGTAGAATCTATGGGCAGTTCAGAAATCGTTAATCATACAGAAGGCTACCACTTATACAGATATTCAAACGATGACACAAACGAAGGAGATGCGGGAATTGTAGTACTTATAGAGAATGAAACAGATGAAGAACTAGCAGTTGTATTATTAGATAAGGATGAAGAATTATTATTCGATATGTTAATTTAATTTGGAACTTTTAATAAATACAGACGTATAAAAAGAAAACAAGGAGATAACATGACAAAAACATTTGACGAAATAGTACAATGGCTAAGAGATAGGAACGCAGATGAAAACAACGAGTGTTCCGATACTTGGCTAGTTGCAGAGGCTTATTCCCTAGGAGAAATAGACCTAGATGAAAAGAGTAGAGGATATATAATAAACAAGGAGATAAAACAATGAAGAGAACAATAACAGAACATGAATTTATAGACGGCTTTAAAGGTAGCTATGCAGATAGTTTTACCTATGAAGGAAAGAAAGCACTCTATGAATACTTTACACAACTAGAAGAAGATACTAGTTTTGAGATAGAATACGACCCGATTGCAATACATTGCGAGTATACAGAATACGATGATTTTACAGAATTTTTAGAAGATTATGAGGACTATGCCAAAGAGCACAATATAAAAGAGATAGATGATATTGCAGAGCATACACAATTAATAAGGTACGATGGTGGACTAGACCATAAATTTATAATACAACAATTCTAAATAAACAAAGAAAGGAAAAAACAATGGACATAATACAATTATCATATCATAGGAACGGAGTTTGTGGAGATGGATTCTATACAGGAATCATTAAGACAGAGGACAATGAAAGGAAAGTATTTACTCACTTTCCAGATTGTAACGAAGAAGGAGAAATAATACATGGGGATAATTGCAGAACGGCAATACTAGACCTAGATATATTAAAAGAGAAAGAGGATACTAGATTCTTTCATAACTCATGGAGAGGCGACCACTACCACGATTTTATTGTAGATGCGATTATAGACTACAACAAAGAAATTGTAAAAAAGTGGGAACAAAACAATAAAGAACTAGTATAAAGGGTAAAGAAAGGAAATAATATGTATGACGATATTAAATTAACAAGTGGGGATAAAAAGAAAATAGTATCCGAACTAGTCCCGATATACGATAAAGTAAAAAAGAAAACTCATATTGAAGAGTATCATCATATTACTTTAGATAATGGGATAGTAGTTGATGGGTGGATTAGAAACGCTAGTGGCTGGGAATTAGAAGAGGATGATGGAAAAGTTATATGTGCAGTATTCCCTACTCACCTTGAAGATGACTTTCGTGTTACTGATTCTTGTTATACTATTTGGGAGTTTGACATAAATGAAGAAAGGAATTAATATGTATAAATACAAAGTAAATCTAAGGCATGAACCTAACCCCGATATAGAGTATGCAAATGGTAGTGGGTATTGGGGATTACCTACGGACAAAAAAGAAATTACCATTAAGGCTAATACATTACGAGAAGTACAAGATAAGTTTGATGATTGGAAGAATAGAAATGAATTAGGTGGTGGCAATGTACCCTACATTTACATACGAGATACAGAAAACAATAAGATTGCACATATAAGTTATAATTGTAGGATATGGGATATGAACGACAATGAAATAACAGAGGAATTATAATATGAGAATAGAAGATAAAATAAGTAAGATAGCTGATTGGATTTCTAATGAATCACAAGACAGATACGAAGAAGTAGAATGGCTTTTGTATTCTGTTTATCAACCTAAGAAATCAGGTCTAACACGAGATATAGACGATGATTATGAA